TACTGCCGTCCGCAAGACTCACGGAACCTTCCGGTCCAGAAAGACTTGCCGGTGTTTACCCGAAAACCAAAATTTTCGAGTTCATCGACAACGGACAGCACATAGTCTCTGGGGACGATCAAATCATCCCCAAAGACACGCACCTGCTTCCCGATTCGCTTAAGCGATCGAGAAGAAAGCGGGGCACTTAGCTCCCTTTCTATTCCCATGAAGATAATGGTCGTAAAGACCATTGCCTCAATTGGGAAGCAGAGAGCTGAACCCATAGACGCGAACTTGGCCAAACGCATGATGCGATGACCAGGAACGTCAGCCTTCCTAGATCTGCACGACTGGATGGCCCTTTGCAATTCGGGCCATCCTTCGGTCAGAGCTAGTACGTGCTGATTCGAGACGCGATCGGAAGCCTCACTCAAATCGAGTGTGGCAAGGTCCCCGCTGAGGGAGCCTTTCCATGCCAAGAATCGGTTGGGTTCTTGATCATCGATTCCGATCAAGCGATAGAGGAAACCATCCTCTTCAATCGCTTCGCGGATAGCGCGATAAAGCCCTTGCTGTGCATATTGCATAGCAGTAGGCTCGATCGCAATTACCCGCGGTGCCTTGATCGTTTTAGGTACCGTGATAACCCTGACGGGTATCTCGGCACCAGGTTCAAGGACGTCCAAACCATCTAGATCTCCGCAGTTACGGAGGTTAACTAGAAGGTGCGTTTTGGGGTCGAATACTTCCCCAAGGCGCGCGGGCCAGGTTCGCTGATTAAACTTAGCATTACTGCTGAGTCTATCAGCGACAGCGCCTGGTCCATGTCTCATGATGATCCTATTCCAGTAGAGATCTCTCTCTACTTTAGCGAATAGGTCACCATAGAGCATCGCTGAGATACGCTTGAAGTCTTCCATGTAGGAGACATCAAGACGTGCATCAGCGGCTCGAACGTCCTGCTCACACTCAATAAACTCAGACATCGCTCGCCTCTCGCGAGCAGGAGACACAACCCTCAGGTTGATGCCTTTCTGCTTCCGACCCCTCCTATTGGAGGAGTCGGTCGGGAGGGCGATCTTGCTAAACAGTAGTGTTAACTGCTGGATAGCATAGATTGCTTCGATGTCTGGTTCATCGAGAAGTGCGCCACTACAAGGATCGAACACACGTCCAAGGAAACCTGACAGAAATGCCGGGAAACCAGTATGACGTCCTTTAGCCCTTTTAAAGGCCGGGACATCAGAAGGGACGACGTGACCTTGGTCTAGCCACTTTTGGGTAGCTTTTCCATAGTCCGCCAGGGTTATCGCCAAAAACGATAACCCCTCGTGTTCAGTCCGCTCCGTGACAGTTTTTATGTCACGGAGGGCGCTAGTGCAGCATCGCATGGCAAGTTCATCCGCCATGCAGGACCAGAGTGACATCAGGCTTTTCACTGTTCCCTCCTTATATAGAGGT